GCTTCCCCCGCTTCCCCCGCTTCCCCCGCTTCCCCCGCTTCCCCCGCTTCCCCCGCTTCCCCCGCTTCCCCCGAAAACGACGAAAAGCGCCCCTCCCACCCTTAGGTGAGAGGGGCGCTTCCCCTTAGTCGTCAGCGAGATCACCGATCGGTGACTCTCCTGGGCCACGCGGCAAATCCCCAAGCGGGGCACCACGATCCAAAGCGATCGCACGCGTACGGCGCGCCACGCACTCCCACTGCGCCGCTTCCCGCCGCGCTGCCTGCACCTCCGTCTCCCTGCCCTGCCGGGCATGCCACAACGTGCGCACAGCGGCAGCGATCTGAGAGACGAGGATAGACCCGAGACCACTGGTGATGATCGCGCCAATCAGCTCGGCTTTCTGCATCCGTTGTCCTCCCTCTCATAAGCGCGAGCTGCGGCGTCGGCCTCGAGGGCTTTCGCTGCGGTCGCGCTAATCTCGGCCTGACGGAGCGGTGTGTCAGGCTCACAGCCCGGCTGCCACGTGTGCCCCCACACGCGGACCATCCGCTGACCGATCATGAGGAGAAGAGCGAGGATGATGAATAGCGGCCAGCCGGGCCAGTGATCGGACGTGAGTGCGCGTGCGGCGTCCTCGACGGCGACCACGACGAGCCCGAGGGCGACGAGGGCCGCCGACGGGCCTTCCACGCCCCACCATCCCCGCCAAGCCGACGGCGCGCCGATAGCGCACCCGGACAGGGTCATGAGGCATCCCACGGTCACGTCCCACGGCTGGATACGCGGGGCACCCAGGATGAGGGCGACGGCCACGGCTATGAGCGTGTAGGTCGCCGCCATCATCGCTGAGATGGCCCGCGGCTCGTGGAGCGTCGACCAGAGTCGGCGGCCCATGCCCATTAGGCTGCCTCGTGCCGGGGCTGGTAGTGGTCCCTGGTCTCACCGCCGGGGGTGATGATCCCAGCCCAGCCCAGGATGCTCACACCGCCGATCTTGACGTGCGAGAGCACCTGATAGCCAGCCCAGGCGAAGCCCAAGAACTTGCCGACCTGGGCGGCCAGCACCTCGACCTGGAGCGGGTAGGCACTGAGTGCCCAGGCGCCTACGGTGAGGATGATGGCGGCGGCGACAACGAGGGTGACGCGGCGTCCTCGTGTCCACCACGGCCGGTCCAGGGCCGCCTGGATGAGGGGCCACAGGGTGCCCAGGATGACGGTGGTGACGAACGGGTCACCAATCAATGCCTTCATGTGTGTTCCTTTCGGTCGGTGGTCACCAGAGGCGGCCGCTGTTTGCTCGGGAGTTGTTGAGTGCCCGCTGGAGAGCGCCGATCGTGGCCGGGCCGGCCTCACCGTCAACCCAGTCAGCGAAGTCCCAGCCCGCCGGCAGGTACTCGCGATGCCAGGCCATGATGAGGAACTGCAACGTCCTCCACGTGTCAGCCCCAAGGACGCCGTCGACGTCGAGCTCCGGGGAATCGTTGAGCGCCTGCTGCTGGTCCGGCTTAACGGCAGCGTTCAGGAACGACTGAAGCCTCTCAACCGCCGGGGATCCGTCCTCATCAAGGACACCATCGATGGCCGTGCCCATGACCTGCTGAAGACGACCAATCGTCGCGATGCCGAAGTTCCCGTTACAGACAAGCTCCGCCTGCCCGTCCGACTTGTTCTTCTTCCCGGTGTACGGACTCGCCGACGGCGCGGACGCTGCCGGGGCGGATGCGGCGACCTGGCCGCCGCCCTTCATCGTGTCCCAGGCTGCCCGGTCACGCAGACGGTCCAGATCGAGACGCTTGCTGTAGCCAGGCAGGTAGCCGTCCTCGGTGTACTGGTGAATGAGGACGTTGCCCCCCCAGTAGGGGACGTTCGGGATGGGCGGGTCACTGTAAGCGCGGCCATAGTCGCTGTACTCGGGCCCACCGGCGTACCACAGCGGGAACCGGCCGGCGACGGCGGACCAGTTGCCGCTCTCCAGGCCCGCCCCGTTCAGGTAGATGCCCGGAGTGGAGCCGGTCTCGGCGGCCATCTGGTTGAGGATCACGAGGGCGTCCGAGGGGGCCAGGTTGAGGGCGTCAGCCTCCCAGTCCAGCCAGAACGTCGCCCTTCCCGCGTATCCCTTGGCGCGGTCGAGGAAGAACCGGGCCTGCTCGTTCGCGTCCTCGTCGTTGGCGAAGAGGTAGAGGCCCAATCTCTTCCCGGCAGCCAGCGTCGCCTCCGCCTGCTGCTGCCAGAACGGATTGATGTAGCCGGTGCCCTCCGTCACCTTGACGATGACGAAGTCCGCCCAGATGGCGGCGATATTGAGCCCGCCCTGGTGACTGGAGATGTCAATGCCGTGCGCGTGCGCCGGTGCCGAGGAGACAGCAGGGGCGGCGGGCTTGGAGGCCGGCTTCCCCTTCGCGAACTCGGGCCACTGCTGGAAGAACTTGCCCTCGCTGAAGCGGTGGCAGGACGTCCACGCGCCACGCTGAGTGTACGGGTGCTCGCTGTATCGGGCAGTGCGGGTCTCCTGGCCGGTCTGGTCGCCGGGGGCACCATAGATGTCGCCGGTCTCAGCGATCCACGCCTCCGACTCCAGCGGGTCATAACCGTCCTCGACGATGACGACGACGTGGCCGACGCCGCCCTCATTCGCCGCGGACAGGACGATGTCACCCACCCGGAAACCGCCATCCGGGGTCATGGCCTCATCAGACCAGTTGACCTCCTCGAAGCCGCGAGCTTCGAGCCCGGCGCGGAGGTTGCCGGTCCAGAAGTCGTTGATCTCCAACAGGGCCTTGTGCCCCCACGGCACCCCGTAGGTGTGGTGGAGACCGTAACTGACCGCACCGGCGGCCAAGGAGGAGCAGTCGGCGCTCTGGGGCGACGAGACTCGCCCATGGGCGTCCGCCGCGGCGTACCAGGTGCGGCGATCCTCCCCCTGGCTGTAGCCGACGTTCTGCTCATCGCAGATTCGCCGGGCGATCTCAGCGGTGACACTGCCGACGGTCATGCCACGCCTCCCTGCTGCTCCTCCCAGCCCGCGGCGAAATTGACCGGCCCGGCCTTGAAAGGATTGAGCCAGGCACGGGCGACATTCTTGTAGGTCTTGCCATCGACGATGATCCGCTCACCAGGGCCGACAATGGCGTTCGCCTGAAGGTCCTTGATGTTTTTCGCCTCGTGCGAGACGGATGCCTCGTAGGCGTCGATACGCCTATCGACCTCATTCTTGCAGTCGCGCAGGTACTCGCGGCGGCTGGCCTCATCAGAGACCCGGTTTGCCAGCGCAACGAAATCGTCATCTTTCATGAATCGGAGGCCGCGCTCCGACGTGTCTAGGAATCCTCCAGGCATTATGCCATGCTCCTCGGGTTAGCGATTGCGAAAAGGGTGGAATAGGCGGAGTCCCCGCTAATGGAGAATGTTCCGCCTGTTCCGTACGCTCCGGTGAAACCGCAGCGAATCTTGGGGTCCTGACCGGCCGGGACCACACGGACTCCGGTCACGGTCACGGACGCGCCAGTGGAATCATTGGGGAAGCGCGCCCGGTAAGGACGATCCAACAGGAAAACGGTGGCGTCGATATCGCCCGCGCTGACACGACCCCACACGGTGAAAGAGACCTGAACAATCCGGTCGTAGGGGCGCACCCCTAAATCGACCTGCGCCGCGCCCGAGTACTGGCCGTTGCTGAGCTTCAGTGTGTTTGCGACGACGACGCTGGCCTCTACGGCCTGGACCTCATTCACGGGGCGCAAAATCCAGCGGCCACCATTCTTGGAGCCGTCGGAGCGGTAGAGGATCCCGCCGACGTCCAGGTAGGCGGGGTGTGCCGCCGTCGGGGCGTGACCGATAGCCTCAGCGCGGCTCAGGGTCTCGCGGGCGGCCGCCACGGACTGTGCCGGGAAAACGATCCCCGCCGTGTCGAAGGCGTTGGTCCAGGCGGACAGCAGGTCATCCCCGGCCGCCGGGATCGTGACGCCCTTCCAATGGGTCTCAGGCATTTCCTGTCCTCACTTCGTGTAGGAGACTTCAATAGTCAAATCGTGCGACCAGTAGCCGTAAGACGCGCTTCCCTTGGTCTCAAAGGAAATGCCGCGGAAATAACCGCCCTTCCAGCCGTTCCACTGGTCTCGGGGAATCTGAATCCAACGGCCGTCACCACGACCCCAGCCGCCGGACTCATACCACCTGTTGCCGCCACCGGAATACGAGCCGGGCGCGGACTGGAAACCATGCGAGCCAATAGAAGCGACTCCGGTCTGCCCATACCAGTGCTTCGCGTAGGCGTACACGCGCATATTCGTTATCGTCGCACCAGCCAAATCCCCAGTCATATTCGGGAACCCGATCAAGCTGTTATAGCTCCACCGCGAATACGAGCCCTGCGGCATATTGTCAGGCCATGACGAATCCGGGGAGCCGTTGGAATAAGCCTTCCACCAATTCGACCGGTACGTCTTGACATAGTTGCGCTTAGGTGTTGGCTGCTCCGACGGCTTCGGCGCACCCAACGACACGGACTTGTTCACCTGAAGCGTCGGCTCCACGGCCAACCCCAGGTCACGAACCCACGCATGCGGCTGCGGCAGGCTCGAGTCCTCCACCGTGAGCACGACGCCCTCAGCCCCGTAGGCCGACGCGGCCAGGAACAGCAACCGGTACGTGCCCGACGTCGACGGCGTCCACGGCTGGAAAGTCACGTGGCTGGTCTGCAACTGGTTCCGGTTCTCGGACACGACACGGATACGCTGCTCAAACGTGTCTTGCGCGCCGCCGTTGACCGGCGAGCACTGCAACCTAGCCTCGAGCATGGCGTTCGCCTTGCCCGCGTACCAGGTGACCAGCTCCTCCACCTGGTACATGCGGCCCGCCTCGAGGTCGACGACGAGCTCATAGAGTGAATCGACAGAGCGGACTATGTGCCGGTTGCTGCCACCCCAAGGCCAGGCGGAGCCCCAGGCGACCACGCCGCGGGGGAGAGCGGCCAGGGTCTCGGCCAGGTCCGTGCCGCGCCAGACGAGGCGGTCGACGACAGAGAGGGACTGTGCGGTCACCTCGCCGTCGCCGGTGATCGTCGCCTTAGCGAGCCCGTCGGTGCCGGTGATGGACAGGAAGTCCTGTCCGGCCGTCCCTAGGGTGACGACCTCACTCGGCTGCCCGCCGACCGTCTTCACCACGTGGAGGCCCGTGGAGTCCATGATCGCCGCGTCCCCCGACGGGTCACCGGCCACGATCCGCGTAGACAGGCGGATCGTGTCAGCCAGCAACTCGCCTGTGATCCGCGCCTGCCCGGCCTGGAGCATCTGCGTCGTCACCTTGGCGAAGGTCGCGACCTTCGCCCACAACTCCTCCGAGGCGGTGATCTTGGGAGCAGTGACAGCGCCGTCAGCGAGCTGGACCGCGCCCACCGAGCCGGGGACTAGCACCTTGCCGGCGACCAGCATGTAGTCCTGCCAGGCCTTCTCCTGACCAGACCACACCTTGACTCCGGTAGCCTGCTTGTCGGCACCGGTCACCACCCACAGGTCCCCGTCGACGGGGGAGTCCGGGGCGGTGGCGGCGACGGTCACGCGGCCGATAGCCCGCTTCAGGGCGTTGGCGGCCGCCTCGCTCGACGTCTTCGCGGCGTCCTTCGCGGTCTTGACCTCGTCGGACAGGCGCTTTTGCGCCGCGTCGATCTCGGCCTTGGCGGCGTCGAGCTCGGCCTTGGTGCCGGCCGCCTCGAGGGCGATCTGCCCCGTCACCCCGGTGGGCCGGGCCTGGCCGCCCTCAGGCAGGGAGGCCGGGCTCACCACCTGGTAGACGCGGCCGGTGCCGTCCTGTAGACAGACGCACTCAGCGCCGACCGCGGTCACGCCGCCGTCGGCCGGGGCCACGACCTCACTCACGGGGTCATCGGCCGGCAGCTCGACGCGCACCATGCCGCCGTCCAGGACGTCGAGGACGCGGCCAGTGGCCCACGTGCCCGCCTGGCTGCCGGAGCCGTAGGACGCCTGCTGCGACGCCGTCGACGTCCTGGGGGACGGCTTGCGGTCCAGCCAGAGATTCGGCTTCACCATGCGAGCTCCTCGACGTCGACTCTCATGTGCCCACCGGGCTTGTCCACCGGCAGGCTGTAGGCGATGACCTTGCCGACGATGACCTCCCCGGCGTCGGTGTGGACGGCGATCACGTCGCCGGCCTCCAGGCGGGGGTCAGCGGCGATCGCCACCGACCGCTTGGAGGCGGCCTCCAGGGCGTGCCGCATGTAGGTGCCGGCCGCCTTCCTGACCGCGATCGCTGACGATGCGGCGTTGAATTCGCGCCGGTCCGTGACCCACCCGTAGAGGTGTGGCTCGTAGGGCCAGGACGCTGATACGGCGGTGCCGGTCCATTTGATGACCGGTTTCCGCTGGTCCTCCTGCTGTGGGCTGCCGACGACGACCCACCGGTTCGGGCGGCGCTCCACGCTCTTGCGGGGTGCCTCCACGAGCAGGTCACGCCCGCTGTAGCGGGCTACCGGCTCGGAGCCGTCGGTCTGTGCCCACAGGTGCAGGCACCCGTCGGCCTTCACCGCGTAGTTGAGTCCCCGTGCCTGGCACAGGTCCCGGATGGCCTCAGACCTGCTGTGACCCCACTGGGTGTTCGGGTGCACTCTCGGGTTTGGGGCGCCCGGGTCCAGCACCACCGGGAGGGTGCCGGCGAGCCGCTGTGCCTCAGACAGGGCTGTCGCGCCGCGGGGCGGGGACGAGGGCCAGGGCATCGGGTCCTGCTCGAGGAGCTGCATCAGGTCCAGCGCCTCGACCTTGACCGACCCGTTGTCCTGCTCGTCCCAGGACTGGTGCTGCCACCATCCGAGGTCGACCTCGTCGCGGCCCTCCCTGGTCTCGAGCAGGGCGGTGACATGCGACCGCTGCCCGTAGTTGTTGAGGGCTGCACCGGGTGACTCGGGCACCCACCCTGACGGGCAGGTGTAGGTCAATTTCCCGGGGACGACACGGTCGGACGCCCAGTCGATTTGCACGTCCTCGCATGGGACGTCGACGGCGAGGACACGGCCGCCTAGGTGGACGTCGATCCTGGCTCCGACGGCGACGGGCCCGGCTAGGGCCTCAGTGGACGGGCCGGGTCTCATGGCATCCCCTGGATTCGCTTGGCGACCTCGAGGGCGGACCATGCCTGCCATCCCGGAGTGTCCGGGTGTGCCTCGCCGTAGTCCGCCCATTCACCCCAGGTGGTGACGGGCACGGCACCCTGCGGCGTGTTCTCGGCGCGGGGCTCGTGCTCGATCCATTTGATGGTGACCTCGATGAGCTCGCCCGTGACCCGCTTCCGGGTGACGCCGTTGACGATGACGGTGCGCGGCGGGACACCCGGCACCGGCATCGTCGGTATCAGCATGATCGGGGCGTGCGACTGGAGCACCCACCACAGGTATGGCTCGGTCGCCGGGGTGCAGGTGACGACGCCGGTGCCGGTCATGGGCTCGTCACGGATGGCCCACCGGGTGACCCCAGCGACGCGCGACGCCGTCGAGTCCCAGTCCAGCGGGTCACCGTTGTGCTCGTAGGCCAGGCCAGGGGCGGAGCGCCCGTCAGCCCCGGCCACCAGCACCCCATACCAGTCCCCGACAGGGCGGGTGAGCGACACAGTGTCGTCACCCGCCCGGTAGGTGACCTCGACGCCGGGCGCGGCCAGGCCGTCAGCCACAAGGTGCTGGCCCTGGCCGACGACGGCGAGCAGACGATCATCCGCAGTGACCTTGGCCGGCCCGTCCACCAGCAGTGACGGCAGGCCCGACGCGGCCCCGATCCAGCCCTTGAGCGCCATGGCAGCTCCTCTCAGTCGTCGCGGGACGCGTCAATGGCGACACGCTCCGCTTCCACCTTCATCCGGCCGATGAGCCGGTCATCGACGTCACGGATCACCAGGGTGTCCGGGGCGTGGTTCTCGCGGGCTAGGAGCTGGTCGATCTTGGACCACTGCCCGCCCGTGAAAATAGCCTCCGGCTGCCGGGTCTGGTTGGTGACCACCTGTGTCCCCGGCTGGAGCCAACCGCCGCTGTCGTACTTGAAGATGCCGGCGCTCGGGCTCCCGTAGATGGGAATCTCCCGAACCGGAACATTGAAGGTCGGGGCCTCGATCATCATGCCGTTGCCGGAAGCGACGGCGACGTGATGAGCACCTCCACCGCCGACGGAGCCACCCCAGAACAGCAGCGTGCCGGGCACGTTGGGGTTGCCCGGCGTCGAAGCCGCCTGGAACGTTGACGCCGTGTGACGGGGCACGTTGTGGCCGAGCGCGCGAAGCGCCCACACGATCAGGCCCGAGCAGTCGACGCCGCCGGGCACGTCGACGCCACCCCACACGTAGGGAGTGCCGATCGCCAGGCGGGCCTGTCCGACCAGGTCGGACGCCACCATGTGCTCCGTCTTGCCCTTCACGTAGTCCGCGACACCGTCGATGATCTTCTTGGGGATGGCCTTGCCAGCCTCCCAGAAAGCGCCACCGAAGTTGCCGCCGTCGATGAGCTTGTTCACCGGCACCCGGATGAGGTTCTCGACCGCGCCGAGCGGGTCAGCGATGATGTCGGCCGCCTTGGACGCCTTGTCAGAGACCCAGTCCCATGCGGACTTCGCGCCGGACTTGATGGAGCCCCAGATACCGCCGTCAGCGAAGGCGCTGATGCCAGCATCCCCGCCGGGGATGGGGCGGCCACGGCGGGCCGCCCAGTTCATCGCGGCGACCATGCGGGGCCCGCCGACGGCGCGCGTCCACTCGGGCCGCATGATGGCCTCACCGCCGGACAGGGCCAGGGAGCCGCCACCGTCGGGGGACACGAAGTGGTAGATGTCCTTGCCCGGGCTGTAGCCCGGCAGGACACCACCAGTCGCGTACCCGGCGATCGGGCTGACGGTCGGCATCCGCAGCTCAAGACCGAGCTTCTCCATGACCTTGTCAACAAGCCACTTAATACCGTTCGTGTAAACGGTATTGATGACAAAGTTGATGGGCTTAGCGGCCGCACCCTTCACCTTATCGAAGGCGTTGGAAATGCCGTCCTTCATGCCGTTGAAAGCATCCTTGATGCCATTAACGACAGTATTGATTGCCGGCTTCACCGTGTTGGTCAGGAAATCAGACCAGCCCTGAATCTTGTTGGTGATCCAGTTAATGACCGGACTGATTACGTTGTTCCACAGCCACATCCAGACCGCGCCCATGGCCCGCACTGACACGTTAATGACAGAGGCGACAACGTTAATCACCGGGACGAGGACACTGGACATGACGGAAATCCACGAGGAAATCCAGTTGATGACCGTGCCAATCAGGCGGGCGAGGACCGGGAGGACCGCCGCGATGATCGGCGTGATGACGCTGATGACCGTCCCGATTATGGACACCAGGGGCGGCAGAATCGCCGAGATCACGGACATCACCGCGGAGATGACCCGCTGGAGAGGCGGCATGATCGCAGCAATCACCTGCACGATCACCGGCATGACCGCGTTGACCAGGTTCATCAGAATCGGCATGAGCAGGTTCAGCGCCTGCACCAGGATGTTCGCGATCTGGTCAATCACCGGTGCGACGGCGGCGGCCACCATGGAGAACATCTGCCCCAGGAGGGGCAGGACCGTCGCCGCGATCTGTGTCAGCGGCGGCAGGAGAGCCGCCATGACACGGGTGAGAGCCCCAAAGATCGAGGTGACGATCGGCGTGGCCGCTGCGACCAGCTGCCCGAACACCTGCGCGAGAACCGGGACGATGACCTGCGCCATGTTCGCGAGCAGGGGTGCCACGACGTTCAGCGCCGAGCCGAGGGAGTCACCGAGGATGCCGGCGATGGTCCCGAGCTGGGAGCCGAGCGCCTGGAGAGCCCCTGAGATCGCCGGCGACTGGAACGCCTCTCCGAGGGTCTTGAAAGCCCCGGAGATGGCGTCGCGTAGCAGCTGGCTGTGCATCATCATCGACGTGAACAGGCCGATGACGATGCCGACGGGGCCGGTCAGGCCAGAGAACACGCCGCCGATGAGCGGGATCTGTGTCAGGAGTGGGCCGAGGGCGCCCACCAGGCCGCCGATGATCGGCGTCAGCCCGCCGAGGGTTTGCCCCAGTTGTGAGAAACCACCCGAGCTCTTGAGCTTGATGATCGCCTCACCGACGCGTTCACCGAAACCAACAATCCCTTCAGTCATGGTGTTGATCTTGCCGGCGATTACGTCGACGCCAATGGCCTTAATAATTGCGGACATGGCTTTCCTGATGCGGTTGCCCGCGTTCGTGAAAGCCGTCGCGATACCGAGGGTTGCGGTACGCGCCTGCGTGTCAAAAGACGCAACACCCTCCATCCCCTCCGAGTTAAGCTTCAACAACGCGTTGTTGAAGTCCTCGAAGGTGACGGTGCCATCCTTCATCGCGGCGTACAAAAGCGTCGAGTTGCTCTCCGCGCCGAGGATGGACTGAGCGATCTGGTTCATCTGACCAGGCATCGCGTTCGTCATGGAGCGCCAGGCCATCATGTCGACCTTGCCGACGGCCATCTGCTGCCGGTACTGCTCCATAGCGTTGGCGGCCAGCGTCGTCGACGCACCACCAGCGAGGAGGGCGTTGTTCATCGCCAGGGAGATGTCCGTGGCCTTCGTGAGGTCACCGGTCAGCGGGGCGATGCCCTGCACCATCCTGACGATGTCGTCGGTGGCTGTTGGCAGGCCGTCCAGGGAGTCGCTGATGCGGTTGATCTGCTTGTCCGCTTCCTCCGCCGAGTAGCCGATGTTGGCCATGACGCGGGGGAAGGTGAACAGCTGGTCGGCGCGCTGGACCGCGCCGCCGAGGTTCGCGCCGATGACGGATGCGAGCCCAGCAACAGCGACGCCGGCGGCCTTCGCGCCGGTGCTGATAGCGCCCTGGAGAGCGTTACCGACGGCGGTAGACAGGGAGGCGGCGGCGTTGATGGCGGCGGACGCGCCGGAGGAGATCGCGGAGCCGATCTTGCCGCCCACGCTGGCGAACGCGGAGCCGATCTTCCCTGGGAGCGCCTGCACCGGGGCCGGCATCTTCGCCCAGGCAGACGACCACGTCGCCTGGATACCGGACAGGGCGTTGCCGATCACGCCGCTGGTAGCGCGCAGGTTCGCGCCGACGTAGGAGAAGGCGCTACTGATGGGGGCGGTGAACTTCTGGAAGACGCCACCGACGCGGGACGCGACACCAGAGAAGGCGTTGCCGACGCTGGATGCGGCTCCCCGCGCGGCGTTGACAGCGGACTGGAAGCCGCTGACGATGGGGGCGGTGGCACGCTGCCAGGCCGCGGAGATCGGGGCGGACACCGCGCTGAACGCGCGCGCCAGGTTGGCGGTCGCTGCCTGCCAGACAGCCCCGATACGGCCTGAAGCCGCCTGGAAGTGCGCCTGGATAGCGGCCAGAGCCTTCGCCGCGCCGGGCGCGAGGCGCGTGAACGTCCCCTGCCAGGCAGTGTTGATGAACCCGGCGGCCTCGCCGGCGATACGGCTGGACGCGGCGAACGCCTGACCCACAAGGCGGGCAGCGTCAGTGGCTGCGCTGAACCCCGCCGCCGACTTCGACGCCAGGGCCGACAGGGCCGCCGGAATCTGCCCGCCGCGCCGGATCGCCGTACCGATGCCGTCGACGATCCGGTCGCCGACCTTCTGGCCGGCCTTCTGCGCCGGGGCCCCTGAGAACGCCTGTGCGACGGCCTCAGGGGCGCCCCGCAGGGAGGGGACCAGCTGGACGTAGGCGGTTGCGAGCTCGATGGCTCCTCCGGCGACTCCGGCCATGCTGGCCCCCTATCCTCTATGCGGTTTTCTGATGCCTCGCCTTGAACCGGCGGAGGCGCTCGGCCTCCCAGGCGGCATCGTCTTCCTGGGTCTTGCGCCACCCGACCGGGGGTGGTTCTGGTGGCGGCGGTGGTTTCGCCTTGTCGTCGCCGAGTAGAGCGACCAGGGCGGTGACGACGCTGTGACCGGCGCTGAGCGCGGCCGTGGTCTCGTCGGACCAGGCGAGCGAGCCCCCGGTGCGCCGGTAGAGGGTGGCGCCCGGGGGCAGCCCCTCAATGAGGGCCATGCACCGGCGCATCGTGAGTTTCCCGCGCCACAGGTCGAGCAGGTCAACGCCGTAGTAGCGTTGGAGGTCTGCCTCGATGGCCTGCCCCTCCTCCCTGAGGAGGATGGGCAGGCGGGTCAGTTTCCCATGCCGAGCGCCTCGAAAATCTCCATGGCGGCCTGCACGGCGAGGGTGAACCTCACGCGCCCGGTCTCGTCTGCGCAGCACTCACGCAGGAACCGTGCCCGCTCACGCTCATCGGGGAAGACGATCTCGAGGAACGGGCCGGGGACGCTCTGCGTGAGCTTGGACATGGCCTCGTAGTCGTCGAGGTCGTCAGAGGTGACCTCGATGTGGAAGCCCTTGTAGTCGGTGACCAGGGTGCCGCCGGTGGCTTCGGCCTGCTGTAGGCGGTCCTGGGGGACGGCCGCGCCGGCCTCAGCGGCGCGCTGTGCGGTCGCGCCTGGGGCGGTCTGACGGTACGGGCGGTTGCGGTTCTTCTTCTTGCTCATGGTCGGTCCTTCCTAGGTGTGGGGTCGGTCAGACGGGGGTGCCTCCTGGTGGGCGAGGACCGACCCAAGTCGCCCACCAGGAGGAGATTTGTCACGCGGCCTTGAACGCCTCGTCGTCCGTCAGCATCGTGATGTCGCCCGTGAAAGTCCCGGTGACCTTATAGGCGACGTCGTCGGTGTTCGCGAGCTTGAAGCCCTCACGCTCACCGATCTGGAAGTTCTCGCAGTGCCACAGGTACTTGTGGCCGTTGGCCTCGGCGTAGACGATGATCGCGACGTTCTCGACCTTCCGGGACGAGGACAGGATGTGCTTGATGACGCCGGAGTCCTCCGAGGACGCCTTCACGGTCCACTGGAGCTTGAGCGTGTCGATGTTGGACTGGAGGGCCGTGAACGTCAGACCGGAGTCGGACTCGGTCATCTGCACCTTGTAGACGCGGTTGCCCTGGTGGGCGCGCCGCTTGTCCACGGAGTCGTCAGCGGTGAACTCAATGCCGTCCTTGTCGATCCAACCGACCTCCTTGAAGGTGGCGGGGATGGCGAGGGTGGTGGGGGCCTTGGTGCCGGCCGGGGCGAGAGCAACGCAGTCATCATCTGAGCCAGCAGTGATGATCTGCATCGCGTTTAGCTTCTCGTAGGACACGGATTTTCCTTTCAGCGGGTGAGTTGGTGTCTGATTTCGACGGTCCAGCGGTATCGGTCCCACCCGCTGGTGGTCGGCGGCTCATGGCTGGGGCCACCGACCTCGGTTCGCCGTATGACACGAATGCCGCCCGGGAGGGGCGGCATCGGGTTGAAGATCGCGGCTCTGGCTTCGAGACAGAGCGCGTACGCGGATGACTTGGTGGGCGCCCACGCCTCGACCGTGATCCGTGGAGCGTCCACGGCCAGGCCACGGGTGCCTCCGACACGGTCGATGAGGACGAACCGGCCGGGCGGGTCCCTCGGCAGGAACCCGTAGACGGGGACGCCGGCGAGACGTTCAGCGAGGTAGCGGCGGAGGCCGTCGATGATGTCGGGCTGTTCCATGCCGCTCACCTGCCAGCGTCTAGGGCCTTCATGAGGACGTTGCTCTCGGCCTGTGCCTTGCGGCCCTCGTCGTCGGCGGTACGCACCTGGGAGGCGTACCGGTTGATGCGCTTGTCGCGTCGGCGCACGAAGAATCCGGGGCCGGCGGCCGCCCTGATGCGTTCGGCGCGGGCATCCAGGTCAGCGACGACGCCGGGCGCGTTCAGGAGCGCCCGCACCCCGGCGGGATTCATGACGACCTTGACCTTGCTCATTGGGCGGCCTCCCAGCGTTTCGTGATGACGGCGATGTGCGACAGGCGCCCGGTGGGCGACTGGTTGGGGATCGGCAGTCCGACGATCACCCAGTCGTGGCCGGGGTCGTCGGGGAACCGGAGCCGGCACTCCCCGCTGACGGGCGTGCCGGGGTTGAGGTAGACGGTGCGTTGCCCGGCGTCGACGTCGCCCGTGGCTACGCCGTGGACGGTGGCCTGGGTGGCCTCCCACACGCAGGTGACGTCCGTGGTGGTCGCCGATCCCCAGTCCGTGGTGACCTGCCCCCACTCCTCCCGCTGGCCAGGGGTGACGATGGTGACGCGCTGTCTCGCGAATGACGGAAGCACGGCGACCTCCTATGCCCAGTGCTGGAGCCGGTATGGGGCGAGCTCGCGGCGGTCCGTGTCGGACAGGGTCATGCCTGCCCGCGCCCAGGTCGCTGAGATGGATCCCGCCTGCTCGCGCGTGGCCCCCATGGGGGAGGCGCACGCGGACAGGACAGACCGGGTGATGACGGCCGCCAGGGACGGGGCCTGCGGCCAGCCGTGCGTGATGGTGACCTCCACGGCCCGGAACCGGTCAGGGAAGACCCCACGGCGGAGGCGGATCATGCCGGCCGTCGAGTAGTCCCAGGCGTCATCCGGGACCGGTACGCCGTCGACCTTCAGGCCGGTGGCGGCAACCAGCCGGCCCGTGGGCAGACGCAGCGACGCTGACCCCTCACTGTCGAGGGTCACGGTCTCCTCGATCACCGGGGCCACGTGCCACCCGCACCACAGGCGGATAGCGTCAGTGGCCCCGGCGATCAAGGTTGGGAGCCTGGGGTCCCCCTCGGGGACCTGCCCGCCCGACGCCTCGGCCACGGCCTGAGGGGTGACTAGGGCGTCAGGCATGGTCCTCACTCCTTCGCGGTGGGACGCGCCTTGGGCTGCGTCTCCTTGTTCTCCGGGGCAGGGGCGGCGGCCGTCTCCGGCCCCTCCTCGCCCTCAGTGGCCCCCTCCTCGGGGGCGACGTGACGTCCCTGCGGCTCAGGGTCGTAGAGACCCCAGGCGATGGCGTCATCCAGCCGGTACCGCACCCCGTTGAGGGTGACCATCCCGTCGTCGACACCCATCACGCGGCCTTCACCAGGACCAGGCGGTTCGGGCGCCAGATGACCAGGCCGGCACGGAGCTCGGCACGCACGTAGACGCGGTTACGAGCCGCGTAGTCCTTGTGCTGGTTGAAGGCGACAACGCTCAAGCCCTCACGGTCGAGGAGCTGGACCTGGTTGAAGTCACCCATGAGCGCCTGGCCCTTGGTGATCTTCGAGGACTCGACGACGGGGGCACCCCACAGGGTGCGCGGGCCGATACCCCACGGGCCGAGCCCGTAGAAGCGCTTGTCGGCGTCCTGCATGAGGTCGAGGGCCTCGACGTCCTCGGGGTGGAGGATCACGGCGGTGGCAACGCCACCAACGTTCGTGATCTTGGTGCGGCCCCCGCGCACGGCCTTCGCCAGGTCCATGGCATCGGTCCCGGCCGTGTAGGTCTTCTCCTGCACGCCGGTCGTCTTCAGGATGCCCTTGGGCTCCTCGGTGCCGGTGCCGTTGAGAACCTTGTCCTCGATGACCGTGTCCAGGTTGTAGCGGACCGCGGTGTTCATGTAGGCGGCGAACGCCGGGGCGTCGGAGAGCAGCTGGTTGGTGACCTCGTAACCGTCTGCGAAGGTGTAGGGCTTGCAGTCGGCAAGAACCGTCGTCATGTCTGACGTCGGCTTCAGCGGGTCGGTGTCCTGCGTGTTCTCCTTGACGATGGCGGCGTTATTCGACACGGCAGTGACCTGCACGTACTCGAAGGCGTTCGCCATCTGGCCGTGCCCGATGACGTCGAGGAGAGTCAGGGGCCGGCGGTCGACCATGTCAACCATCGGGTAGCGGGTCGGGGCGATGTGCGCGACCGGGGTAGCGAGCACCTGACCGTTGGCCTTACGGGAGATCAGGAGCTCCTCGAGGTCACCGATCTTCACGCCGGGAAGGGCCAGGTTGGAGCCCTCACCGAGGCCGGAGGGGTGGGCCTTGGCCCACTCGCTGTAGGTGGAGGAGCGCACGTAGCGCTCCCCGAAGGTGCCGGCCTTCATGCCGGACTCCTCGCCCGGCTCGTAGGTGTTGTCCTCCGGGATGCTGCCGAGGGACGCGATCATGTCGCGCGCCGACTTGGAGGCGGCGATACGCTCGTCGATCTCCTTGACCTCGTTGACGCGCTTCTCCACCTCCTTGCACATCTCGTAGGTGAGGTTGTCGCCTGCGGCGTTCATAGCGTTCTGGGCGTCCATGGCGGCCTTCAGGGCCACCGCGCGCGCCTCCATGAGCGTGCTCATGCAGCGCTCCTTTCTCCCTCAATGAAGAGGACTGCGATTTGGGTGTTGAGTCGCGCGGCGGCCTTCACCGGGTCTTCGTCTTGCCCCTCAGGGGCCTCGGCGTCGTCGTCGGTGTTGCTGCCGGCTTCCCCCTCCTCGGGGGCGGTCTGGGAGGCGAGGAGCGCCCGTATCTGGGTGATCTCCTCGCTGGTGAGGCCCCCGTCGGAGGGGGCTTTGACGGTCTCGATGGACGTGTCCTGATTCGCGCCGATCGGGACCACGCTCACCTCGTAGAGGCGGAGGTCCCGCAGTTCGCGGGCCTTGCGTCCGTCGTCGAGCTCGATGTCGCCGGAGTCGCGCACATCGAACGCGAAGGACATCTGTGCGACGGCCCCGCTCTTCAGGAGGCGGCGCACGTGCTCGGCGGTGGGGGAGTCGGCGTCGAGGTCGACGTCGACCTTCAGGCCGTGGTCGTCCTCCTTGGCCGTCTTGACCGCGCCGATGAAGTACTTCGGGTCATCGAGCCTGTGCCCCCATAGGACGGGGATGGGCAGGCCCTTCTCGCTCCATTCCTTGAGGGTGCGGGTGAACGCGCCCTTGGCGACGACGTCGCCGTAGGAGTCGGGGTCCCTCGTCCACGTGGACGCGTACCCGACGAACCCGGCATGGTCGCCGTCGCCGTCTGTCTTCCGGCTCAGGGTGCCGGTGGTCTTGAACTCCACGAGGAGCCCTCCTTAGTGCGTGATCTCTACGGAAACGGTGCAGTTGCAGCCGGCCGACTCATCCGGCCCCATGGCCGGGTCACCGGGCCAGGACAGGCCGTTGGAGAAGTCCGTCCACGCGGGCGTTGTCTCCCCGTTCATCGCCAGGTGCGTGGGCCGCGGGTTACGGCCCGTGATCCAGGTCTTGGTGCACCGGCCGGGGGCGGCCTGCTTGCTGGCCTCGACCGTCGCGAACGACCCCATGGCAGCGACGAACGCGCCGGCCCCGGCAGCGGCCCGCTGGGAGCGGGCACGGTCGAACACGGCGGGCACGCCCTCCGTGCCAGCCTCAGCCAGGACGGCCTCGATCTGCCGGCGAGTCGCCTCGTTCACCCACCGGGCGCGGGCCTTCGTGACAGCCTGGAGGTACGCCTGCGTGCGCGGCAGGCTCCAGTCCTCATCCGGGTCAAACCCGAGGCGGGTACACGCCTCACGGCCCATCTGGTCGACGCACGCGGAAGCGAGCCGGTACAGGTCCTCAGCGAGCTCCCGGTCCCACCGGGGCTGGTCCCACCAGCCGTCGGCCTTCGCGCCGAGAGCGGACATGACGGCCCGCTCCTGACGGCTGTAGTGGCGCTTGAGGGCGTCCTCAGCCCTGGTGGGCCAGTCGCCCTCGAGGTCCGCTGACTTCACCTGAACGCCGGCGGCCGCCTTAGGGGCGTCAGTGTCCGGCCCCTCGTTCTGGGTGCCGGAGTCCGTCGGGGACGCCTGACCACCCACCAGAACGTTCAGCGGGGTGATGAGCTCGTCCCCGCCGTCAACGGCCGGCAGGTTCAGGCGAGCGCGGGCCTCGTTGCGAGTCATCCACGGGGCACCCGTCGACGTCTGCAACACGGCCGCGGCCTCCTCGAAGGAGCCCCTCAGTTTCGCGTCGAGGTGCGCCTCGACGTAGAGAGCCCGCCCGTCACTGAGCCGGTCAGCCAGCGGGGCGCACATCTCCTCCCACGCCCGGATGTAGGGGCCGAGGTTGTCCCGGTACAAGGACTCCCTCATCGACTCCATGTTGGAATAATTGCCCTGACGGTCACCGAGCAGTTCGGGGGCGATGTGGTAGGCGCCCGCCACCTCGATGTTGGTCAGGGTGCGGGCGTCCAGGTCGTCGATGTCGGTGGGCTTGTAGGAGCGGTCGTGCCACTCCATGCCCTCATCGAGGAGGAGGTCGCCGCCTTCGCGTCCACCGCCGGAGCGGAACGCCCGCATCGACTCGAGGAAGTTGTTCCGGGCGTCCCGGTTCGGCCACTCAGTTGCGCGGCTGATCCAGCCCGTGTGCCGGGCACTGTTGCGCATGACGGCGCGCCGGTACTCGACGGCCTCGGCGGCCTCGCGCAGCAGGGCCGCCAGCGTCGTGATCGGGGACAGGCCCTTACCGTTTGACTGGGAGTAGCCGACGTCGAGGAGGAACCCGGCGGGGTCCATGTCCTTGACCTGCCCGTCACCGGTGGTGATGCGCACGGCCTTGACCCGGTCCAGGCCGTCCGACACGATGCGGAACCGCCTTGGTGGGATGCGCACGAGCTCGGTGCGGTCGCCGTCGTCGACGATCATCACGGCGCGGCGGTCGTAGAGGAGCCCGTCGAGGATGACGCGCTCCCAGAACCGGTATGCGCCCATCGCGGGGCTGGGCGCCCCGATCACCTGCGCCAGGGCGCCCGTGGTGACGCGCTGACGGTCAGAGTCGGAGACACGCTCGTAGACGTGCAGCGGGATGGAGGCGACGTTGGCGGCGATGAACGAGGTGACCTTGCGGATGGCCGGCTGTGTGCGCCAGGCGGCGGCAACGGAGGCGGCGTCCCGGTCCGAGGCGTCGTAGTCGACGAGGGGGATACCCGGGTCGACGACGTCGAGGACCGTGTTCCCGGCGTGGTTGGCGGCCAGGGCATCGAGAGTCTGGAAACGCGTCATCGGATCACCTGCACCCAGGGCAGGGGCAGGGCGACCATGAGGTCACCCTCGATGGTGGTGCCGTCGCCGGCCTGACAGTCGGTGAGGGTCACCCATGCGGGGGCCACCGCGGCGAGGGTGCCGCGCACGGTCTCCCCGTCGACGGGGACGAGGACCTTAGCGCCGGTTAGGCGGGTGAGCGTCTTGTCTCGGCGCACGAGCATTCATCCCCTTCAGGTGAGCGGTAGCGGGCCCGCCTCATAGATCGACGAGGCGGGCTCCTCAGGAGCGTTAGTGATCTGGTCCCACAGGGCCTCGGTCGCAGCGATCAGCGGGGCGGCGTCCTGAGGGGAGTTCTTGCGGTCCCAGTACCAGCCATCGCCGTAGAAGCGCTGCGCTGCCGTGTGGGCGGCCAGGTTCAGGGCCTCCTGGCCCCGGTGGGCGAGAGGCTTCAGATCGGACGTGGAGTCCGGGGCGGCGGCCGCGACCTGGTCGTAGATGAGACCGCACCCGATCCCCAGGTCACCGCCCACCCAGGGCACGACGGTCAACCCCTCGACGTCGGCGAGCGTGTCGACGAGGATCGCGGCGGGGCAGGCTTTGCCTTGAACGACGACGCGGGCGGGGTTGTCGGCGTCCACGAACCCCCGGAACCACTCGGGCAGCCACTCGGCCCACCCCTGGCCGGGGCGCGCGGCCACGATCTCCACCTGAAGCCGGCCACTGGCCTGGGGTCCACAGGCCGCCACGTAGGCCGCGCCACGGTCCCACGAGACGTCCACGGCGTAGGAGATCGGGGCGTCATCGGGGATGATGCCCCGCGGGTCGGTGCACGCCTCCCACGCGCCCTCAGGGAACGGGCCAACGGCCATGACGTCGACCCACTGGCACATGCACTCGGTGCGGAAGACGGGCTCAGGGTCGGTGGCCTCAGCGGCCTCCAGGGACGCCTCCTCGACCGTGTACCCGAGCGACGGATTCGACTCAGCCCACCCGTCACGGTCAGTGGTGGCCCGCCCCGGCGCGGCCGAGTACTCGATCAAGCACAGGGAGTCACCGCCGGAAGCGGTCAGGTCCGTGTCGTCAGCGTTGATGCCGTCGGGGTCACCGAGCGCCAGGTGCGCCTTCTTCCGAAGGCTCATCAGCACCACGGACGCGTCATCACCCGCGTTGGACAGGCACCAGGTCTGCGCCTTGGGGCGCGCCATCATGGTCTTCGTGACCGCGCCCCACGAGTCCCAGTTCGTGTGCTCACGCAACTCGTCGAGAACAATCAGGTCGGCGGACAGGCCACGCCCAGCCTTACGATTCGACGCCTTGACCTTGTACCGTTCCCCGGTCTGAAGGTCGAGGGACTTCTTGCCGTTGACCTTGTTGACGTTCTTGATGGTCGCGGCCAGCTCGGGCACGGACTCAGCGATGTCAACGCAGCCGCTCCACAGCTCCTCGGCGATGTCGAGGTCCTGGGCCGTGCCCAGAGTCATCTTCACGCCGAGCACGTACATGGCCCACAGGCAGAGGGCCTGCGCGAGCGTGGACTTGCCGTTCTGGCGTGCGACCAGGAGGACCACGGTCCTGAACCGGAAGCGTGTACCGGCCCGGTTGAGCTCGAGCGCCCGGATGAGGGTCTCCTGCTGCCACGGGAGCAGCGGGATGCCGAGCACGTCGTGGGAGAACTCGATGCACGAGTACCCGGCGGACGTGTCGGGGGTCAGGTCCCGCAGCGGCGGCGTGTGGATGCGGGGCGTGCTGTGCCCGTAGCGGGGCGCGTCGGGGTCACGGAGCGGGCAGTCCCGTTCCGCGTCGGCCATCCACCGGTCGAAGAACTCCCCGGCGTCAGACGGCCCGTAGGCCGGCCGTGCCCTTCCTGAGCGTTTCGAGCCTGCCACCATCGACCTTCTTCTCCTTCTTCGCCCAGGCGGCCCTCATCTCAGGGGTGAGGCCGAGGGCGGCGGCGGTCTTGAGAAACAACGACTCTGAGACGTTGTCGAAGCGGCCTTCGATGGTGGGGAAGTCGGGGTCGTCGAGCCGGTTGGCGAGACGACGCAGGAGCTCGACGGTGGGCTGGTCGGCGGGGGTGATCCAGTCGGCGGCGCGCAGGGCGTCATCGACGGTCGCGAGGATGGAGGTGTCGGCGGGGTGAGCCACGGTTGCTCCTCAGGTGCGTGGGCGGCCCCATTGGCGGGATTGGTTGCCGATGCTGGGGAGCGCTTGGGGGCGGGCGCCTTTGGCGCGGTTGCAGGCTTGGTGGACGGTGGCGAGGTTGGTGGGGTCGAGCCTCAGGTCGGGGTGGTCTCGCCATGACCGGATGTGGTCGACGCTGGGGGCGTCGTCGGCGTTGGGGTCGTGCGCGTCCCATTTGATGGGCTGACCGCAGATGCGGCAGGGGGTGCCGGCGGCCTTGTCGCGGGCGCGGACCTGCGCTGCGAGGGTGCGCCAGACGCGGCTGTCTCGGCGGAGTCCACTGGACATGCGGTGCACCCCCTATACAGGAAAAGGGCCCCCACCAGATTGCTGGTGGGGGCCCTTCAATCCCCTAGAATCCCCATAACCTCTGGGCTTACACCCTGTTAGGAGAGTGGTGGCATCCTACCCTGCGTCGGGTAGGGGTGTCCCACTGGCCCTAAGTGTGCCACTGGTGTCCAGTGTTTGTCCACTGGTGGTGGGGAGTGTCGCGAGGACGTCGCTGAGCCGGTAGAGGGTGCGGCCTCTTCGGTCCCGGCCGGCGGGCTTGAGGGCCCCGGCGGCGACCCTGCGGTGCAGGGTGCGCTTGGAGACCCCGGCGGCGAGGATCGCGGCCTGCGTGTCCACCAGCGGCTCAGCGCCGTCAGTCACGGGTGACACCCCGCCGGGCCGATGGTGATGATCGTACGGTTGCGCTCACGGTCGTCGGAGAGGGTGATCTCGTAGCCGCCCTTGCAGTAAGACAGAGCGGAGAGCGCGAGCGACTCCTCCACGAAGAACTTCTCCATGATGGTTCGAAGCAGGCCCGTGTCGTTGGTCTCCTCGACGAAGTCGGAGCGGATGACCTTGCCGAGGGGCTTACCGTCGACGTAGGCGACGCCGACCTCGTATGGGTTGGCAGTACGGTCAACGGTGCTCATCGGACGCCCTCCACGATATCGCCGTCAACCGGCAGTGCCCGCAGGCCGAACATCACCTGGCCGGTCACCTCGACTGTCACGCTCTGAGTGCCACATGGGTCGCACGTCACGGCAAACTGGTCATCGAAGACATGGATGTAGACGTGATCCGCCTTGAGGCACATCGTCGCTCCGGGGTGGGTGACGCTGCTCGGGCATCGGACGGTCATGTTCGGCTCTAGGGCTGTCTTGGTGATTTCGAGGAGGGTGCGCAGGTCGTCGACCATTGTCTGCTGGGCCATTTCATCCCAATAGCCTCGATAGTCGCCATCAAATTCCCAGTCGGTAATAGCGGACTCGATACCCTCGATGACCTGCTTCGAGGTCAGTTCGTCACTCATTGGTGCTCTCCTTGGGGGTGTAGACGATGGTGTAGGGGCCGTATTGCTCCTGTAGCTCCTCGTGTCGCAGTTCCTCGCAGTATGGGTACAGGCGCACCCAGCCGCCATCATCGAACACCCAAGGCTCCCCGTCAGGGTCGACGACTGTCGTCCCCTCAGCCGCGTCCCGCGAGTCCTCCCCGCCGTCGATGGTTTCCGGGACAAGATCACGCGTCCGCTGAAGCTCATCGCAGAGCTCCTGCAACTGGCAGAGCAGTTCGATGGCGACGCCGCGGATGGTGCCGATACGGCCAGTGTGGCCGGCCTTCACATCCTCAACGATCCGGTCATCACTGATGTCGGCGACCATTTGCTTGAGGTAAGGGAGAAGGGATACCCGTTTGGCCGTGTGCCGCTCTTCGAGGAGCCGGCCGAGAAAGTCCCGCTCACGCAGGACGGCAAGTTCCTGCCCCATGCGCTCGGTCTTCTCTCGTAGGTGCTCGACCTCCAGGCGGAGGTCCGAGTTCTCACGGCGTAGGAAGCCGCCGTTGTCTTCAGCCATTGACGTTCTCCTCGGGGGTGTAGACGATGGTGTAGGGGGCGAATCCGGGCCTGAGCACCGGAGTGTTCTCGCTGCTCTCGCCAGCGAGGCTCCAGCCATCGGCCCAATCGCGCTGCCAGGCGTCCCCATCACAGTCGATGACGACAGACCCGAATGGCAGGTCGCTGCCGTCGCCCTCCACCGTGAGCGGGACGGCGGCTTCCTTGAGATCGTCGATTTCCTCTTCGAGGTCGGCGGCGTGGTGGATGAGCGCGTAGATGTCTTCGACCGCCCCAGGGTAGTGGCCTGTCTTCTCGTATTCCTCGAGCTTGTCGAGGATAGCGGTCTTGTCACTCATTGGCGTTCTCCTCCTGCATGCGGGCGATTGCGGCTTTCAGGCTAGCCACCTGTTTTTCAAGGAAGTGAATGTGATTGATCATCGCGTAGACATCTCTGATCGCCCCTGCAAAGTAGTCGGCCTCAAGGTATTCCTTCAGTCTCGCGGCGATCACATCGGCGTCGGCGGGGCGCTGCTGAATCGGATCGGTCATGACTCCTCCTCAGGGGTGTAGATGATGGTGTAGGGGCCACATTCAGGCTCTAGGTGGTCGTCGGTCGTGACTTGGTTGAATTCGGCGGGGGTCCAAAGGCCGCCATCGTCGCACTGCCAGGCGACGCCGGCATTGTCGATGACGACGGTCCCGGCAGGTAGGTCGCTGCCGTCACCATCGACCGTGCGCGGGACGTGCGCCTCGAAGAAAGCCGCGCGCTTCTCCGCAGCCCTGAGGTATGCCTCAGTGAGGGTTAGGCGCATGACGACTGCCCGGCAACTCTTGCAGAGATCGTCGACACGGGTCGGCCAGTCCTCACCGTTCTCGGCGCGAACCACGACGCTCTGAATGGAGTCGATGGAGCAGCGGACGTCAAACGGGTCATACAGGTCAGTCATTGGCGTTCTCCTTAGGCTCCCAGACGATGGTGTAGGGGCCGAACTTCTCCTGTAGCTCCTCCTCTGGCCCCTCCAGGTCGTAGGAGTACAACTGCGACCAGCCGTCTCGCTCCCGCCCCCAGGCGTCACCGTGCTGGCTCACAACCATTACTCCCTTGGGCAGATCGCGGGAGTCTTCTCCGCCGTTGATGGTGCGCGGTGTGACAGGCTCCCGTTTCAGGGCAGCGAGCAGCACACGCTGTCTCTCGTTCTCCGCCATGAGCTGGGCGTTGCGGCTGGATAGCCGAGCGATCTCCTTGAGAAGGGTCTCGGTGGTTTGGAACAGGTGCCAATAGGTGACGGTGACGGATGCTTTCGCTTCGTCGAGCTCGCGCTGAAGGATGGAATCGCTCATCGCTCCCCTCCGTCCTGGTAGCGCACGAGCCAGGCGAGGGCGAGGGCCCCGACCTGGGTGACTTCGGCGATGGTGTCGGCCCCGTGGCCGGTGCTGTTGGCGTTGTCGTAGGTGAGGGAGGCGGCGACCTCACCCACCTCCTCAGCCAGGGCGTAGAAGCGCAACTCGTCGGTGGGACCGTCACAGTCCAACGTCATGCCCGGGTGCTTGACCGCCGCCCGCTCCCATTCGGCGACGAACGCGGACGCCGGATCCTCGACGCCCAGGTCGCGAAGGAAGCACGTCGCGTTAGTGGCTACCGCGACGAGGTGACGCCTGATCCGCCGGGCAACGACAAGCCGGCGATCGTCATCCTCACCGATCTCGCCCAGCCGGACGATAGCGTCGCTTATCGCACTGAGGTCATTGCTCCACAGCCCGATGGTGGTGAGTGGGGAGACAGGCTCCCAGTCGGCACTGCGCTCCATGTAGAGCGCCGCCTCAGCGGTGAATGGGCAGTTGGTCATGACATGGCTCCTACGATCTTGACCCAGATCGCCACGATTCCCCACACGATCAGGGAGAACACGGCGAACCCGGTAGCGGCGATGATGACGTAAGCGATAGCGGTACTGAACCGCTGACCGAACGAACGATCAGGATTCACGGTCAGCCCTCCTTACCACTGGTCTTGACGTCAATGTCCGGGACCAGCGTCTCCGGCCGGTACACCACCTTGTAGTGGTAAGGGTCGGTCTTGGACGCCTCGGTCTGCTCAACCACGTAGGTCACGTTGTCCGACAGGCCCAGGAAGTGCTTCTTGTAGGTGCTGTCACCGACCTTGCAGGTGACCTCGAGCTGCCCCTTGGAGTTGTCCTCCTTGGAGTCCTTGATGGAGCACAGGCCCTCGATGGTCAACAGGTACTTGTCGGTGATGCCGTTGACGAACGTCACGCGACGGGTCACCTTGAAGTTGTCAGAGTCCTGGCTGATGTTCCAGGATGCCGTGTCGGCGGCCGAGCAGCCGGCCAGGGTGAGGGCCGCGGCAGCGACAACGGCGACGGCGAGGTTACGGAGTTTCATGGTCTTCCTTCCGGTTTTGGTAGGGGGTTGGTGGGGAGGCCCCAGGGTTGGGGCCTCCCCGTGGTGTGGTTAGAACGGGGGCTCGTCCTTGAACTGGCCTCCGGTGGCCCACGGGTCGTCGGCGCTACCGCCGGCCGGGGCGTTGTAGCCGGACCGCTGGGCGTAGTCGAACGCTCCGCCCTGCTGCGCCTGGCCGTTGTTGCGTGGGGTCTTCGGGCACAAGCCCCACACGTCAACAGAAAGCCCCAGGGACGCCCGAGGGGACCCGTCCCGGCTGGTGAACGCGGACAGGCGGGGCCGGCCGGTCGCCGTCAGGAGCGTGCCCTTGAAGACGTTCTCAGCGAACGCCTCGGCCTCGTCGCCCCACACGGACAGCTGCACCCACAGGGTGTCGCCGGCGTCCTCCCACTGGTTGGTGTTCCGGTTGAAGCGGCGCGGTGTCCAGGGCACGTCCACGTTCGCGACGGCCGTGCCTGACGGCGTGAACCGCAGCTCGGGGTCACGGGAGGCGTACCCGGTGACCGTGAGGCTGGCGTCGGGCCTGGTCATGGCCTGTCTCCTTTCCGTCGGCGGCCGATGATGAATGCGAGGGCGGTGAGGATGATGGTGCTCACGCGGCCTCCAGGGCGGGTGGGGTGTCGGGGATGATCCGGCACAGGGGCGGGCACATCATCTTCGGGATGGACCCGACCATGCCGTCGTCGGTGGTGTAGGTCGCCTCGGTGAGGGACGCGATGACTGCGCTGATGCCGATGGCGGTGACGGTGACTGGGGCGCCCTGGTAGAGGACGCGGTCACCGGGGCGGAGGTCGTTGAAGGTGATGACCTCAACGAGGTAAGTGGCGCTCACTCCTCGCCCTCCTTGCCCTTGCCTGCGGCTGCTGCGGAGAGAAGCCGCGCGATGATGCAGGCCAGGCAGGACCCATCGCACTCATCCTCGTCCTCGGTCTCCTCCTCGTCGTCGACGTCCTCGGGCTCGCCGTCGTTCTCGGGGTCGTCGTCCGTGGTGCCGAGGCCGGCGAGGATCGCGGACTTGGCGACAGGCACGACCTCCTCCCACTCCTCGATCGAGTCGCCTTCGACGCCCTTCATGATGGCAGCGTGTTTCCTAGGGCCGGTAAGAAGGCGGTAGTAGCCCTCCTCAGTGCGGTCAGCCAGGGAACCGTCAACGCGGATCGTGTTCTCTGTGCCTCGGATGATGCGGATGAGGTCGGCGTCAGGCCACACCGGCTCCTCCTCAGCGGGCTCCTCCAGCTGCTCGGGCACGACGCGCAGAACACAGTCCAAGAGGACCAAACGGCCGTTCCCTTCCGCGTCTTGGTAAGCCAAGCGGTGAGGTGAGCAGCTGGTGATCGTCTGGACGACGATGCGCTCCCCGTCGCCGTCCAGGATGGTGTCGCCGGCCTTGATGTCGGCGATGCTGACGGTCTCAACAGTGGTCTTGTTGCTCATTTGGTGGCCTCCTCAGGCTCTCCGGTGGTGATGTATGCGGCAATGGCGGACCCTGCGGCCAGGGCCTCGAGGTTCGCGGTCTGTGCCTTGGACAGGCGCACCTGCACCGTCGGGGAACCAACACGCTCGGTGATCTCGACGCCGTCGGGCATCTCGCCGCTGTGGGCGATGAGGGCGGTCAGGTTCGCGGTAGCGGAGAACCACGGGGCGACCGCCTCGACCATGGCGTCAGGGTGGTTGGCCTTGACCCAGGCGGTGAACGCCTTCTCGTCGGCGATCTCCAGGACCTCACGGGGCTTCGGGTCGGTCACCGACACGGTGCCGACGTCGAGGTCACCGATGCGGGCGTGGAGCTTGTCGCCGGGACCCATGTGCCCCAGGATCGAAGCCTTAGCGTCGGTCATGGCCGTCTTGGACTCCTTACCGAGCCACTGGGCGACAGCAGCCCGGGCGAGGGCCTCCTTCTGCCCGTACTTGGGGGTGTCAGTCATTGGTGTTCTCCTCTTCGATGATCTCGCCCTCGACGACCTCGTCGTCGGCGGGCTCCTGCGGTTGGGGTTGGGGTTGGGGTTGTGGGATGCGGGCGGTCAGCCACGCGGTGAGTGCCGGCGGGTTAGCGGTGCCACCCTGATCCATCCACTCCTGGGCGATCTGCTCGGGGTCTCCCCCGAACTTCCTGACGAACCGGTGCACCAGGTCCTCGCACTCCTGCCGGAGCTGGGCGACCGTGTCGTCAGGCCCCAGGTAGTCCTCCACGCCAGGGCCGTGCTCCTCTGTGGTCATCTCCTCGGGGGCGTAGATGACCCCGTACAGGCAATCCGACGCGCCCTGCCTACAGACTTCGGTGATCGCCCGAGACCGGAGCATCTGCTCGGGGTAGAGGGACCAGGGTCCGCGCTGGCCCCACAACTGGGCTCGGCGCGCCCGCGCCTCGTCCCACACGACCTCATAGGTGAATTCCGGGTCGTCGGCGCGCACCAGCTGGGCGTGAACACTCATGCCCTCCTGCCTGATGCGGAGCTTGTGACCGGCCTTCCTGACCACGGACGCCATCAGGTCAGCGCTCATAGTGGGCTTGCCCTTGATGACGTTGATGCCGTTCAGGGCCGCGATCGGCTTGATGCCCAGGGCCTGCCCGTACTCGATGGCTAGCAGGACGTTGGCCGGCCGCTCCCGGTAGGCGTCGGGCAGGAGGCTCGACGCGGCGAGGCTCTTGGCGTAGGCGATGCGGGCCTGCACGGCGGCCGGGGCCATCGAGTCCTCCCTGACGACCAGGGCGTTCTGCGTTGGCTCGCTCATAGCGGGTAGCTCCTCACTCGGGATGGCATGGGTGCTGGCTCGATGCAGGGGTGGCCGGCGGCCGCCAGTTCACGGACGGTCGGGGACCGGCGAGGGCCTGAGGGCTGCATCCGCTTCGCGCACATCTCGCACGCCCCGTCCGACCAGAGTGCGACAGTCCCAGGGGCGTCAGCGCTGCGGACGCGGCGGTTCCGCATGGGACGCAGGCACACCCGGCAGTGCTGGGGCTTGGACCAGTCGATGCGCTGTTTCACGCCTGGTCACCCTCTCCGAGGGGGCGGTTCACGAAGTAGACCGTGCGGATAAGACCGAGGTGCATCTTCCCCGCGTACTCCCACCCCTCCTTGAGGAGGCGGCGCATGCGGAGCCAGGCGATGGGGCCCCAGCCGGGCACCAGGTGGAACTCGTAGACGTCGATCGGGTTGCCGTCGTCGTCGAAGGACCGGTAGTGGCCGCTCATGCCTGGGCCTCCTTCTCGGTGGGCACCCAGGCGAGCGTGACGGTCGAGCCCATGTCGTCGAGGTCGATGCTGTCGACTGTCTCGTCCTTGGTGGGGGTGAGCCATATGGAACGGCCGCTGACGTAGTCGATGCCGATGCGGGTCCAGGCCAGGCCCTTCACACGGACCACCGTGCCGATGGGGAGTGCGTCGAGGTGGTCGCGGTGCAAGGGCGCGTGCCGGTCATCGTTCGTGAGGTCCGCGATGATGTCGCACAGGGCGTCCGTGCGCAGCGACTCCTGGTGGAGGGTGTCGTCGATGTTGTTGGCTCGGTCGCAAGCGCCGAGCAGCTGCATACGCAGGCGCTCGTTCTCGGCCTGGAGCTGACGGGTGACCTCGGCGTCGGGCACGTAGGAGAAGTTGCTGGTCTCGACCGTCCGGCGTGGGAGGATGCTAGGGATTCTCATTGGTTCTCCTTGGTAGGGGTGTTGTGGTTCGGGCAGGTGACGGGACTGTTCCAGTCGTCGTCCTCGACGGTCCAGCCGAGGACGCCCGCGGTTGAGTGGAACTCCTGGATGTCGGCAGCGTCCCGGTCCAGGTCTGGGGGCCTCTCGGGGAGGCGGATGGTGTTGCTGCATCCTGGGTGGTCGCAGGTCATGGACGCCTGCACGCGGGTGGTGATGACGCGGATCATGCGGCCGCCTGGGCGTTGAGCATGCGGGCCATGGCGCGCTCACGCTCCTGCATGGGGGCGATCACCTGGCAGGCGGGCTCCCCGTCGGCGAACAGGGTGAGAAGGCGCCTGGCCTGCTTGGCGGTGTCCTCCTCGAGCGCCTTGTGCGCCGGGGTGCCCTCGTCGGTGGCGCACGCCGCGCTGGCACGGTCGCTGGTGTCCCACTCCTCCAGGGCCTCCTGGCCCTCGTTGTCGAGGAGGTCACGCAGCATGTACAGGCCGGCTGAGACCACGACGATGCGGTCACCGTGCTGGACGGCGAGCCGGTCACCGACCTTGAGGCCGGCCTGGCCGACGGGCCACGCGGACGCGCCTGGGTGAGCCGTGGACTGGACGTAGACGATGCGGCTCATCGCTGGGCCGCCTCTCGCCAGCACAGCATCCATCCGCTGTGCTGGACGACCTTCCACTCCTGGGGCCACTGGTCCTGCACCTTCTCGGCGAGGTCTTCCCCGCCGATGACGCGGGCCGCGCCCATGAGGTCCTGCTGGGAGCGGAACGCCAGGTAGCCGGGGTGCACGCGGTCGTGCCGGTACTCGGTGTCCAGGGGGATGATGTCGCGGGCGATGATGTCGCCGACGGTGGCGTAGTAGTCACGGAATGACAGCTTCATGCTCATCGGTGGCCCTCCTTCTCGGCGAGGGCGGTGCAGATGACGAGGACGACGGCGGCGAAGCCGGACCAGATGAGCATGTGCTGGCCGATCCAGGTGGTGGAGATGGCGGCGATGATGCCGATGGCTCCGGCGACCCAGGCGGCGATGTCGTAGCGGTTCACGCGCACTTCAGGTCACCCCATTCAGGGTCATCGACCTGGGAGGCGTCGACGATGGCGGCGATGAGGTCGCGCAGGCCGCTGCGGGTGAGGGGCGTGTCGGGTGTGGTGGCCTCGACGGCGAAGGTGGTGTCCTTGCCGGGCTCGGCCAGTGGGGTGATGGTGACGCCGTGGGCGGCGTGTGGGCGGCCGACGGCGACGTGCTGGTCAGCGTCGACCGTGGCCCATGCGCTAGACTTGGGCATGATCTTCCTTCTTGGTAGGGGGTTGGTCACTGGCCCGGCGGGACGGCACTCCTGCCGGGCCTTCTTGTTTGGTAGGGGGTGGGTGGCCTAGTTGGTCTCGGCCTGGGCGATGAGGGCTGTGGGGGTTGTGCCGAGGTGAGTGGCGACTCGCTCGACTTCATCGACGGTGAGTCCGCGCCCGTGGTTAGTGAGCCTGCGGCGGAGGGTTACGTGGGGGATTCCGGTCTTTTCTGCTACTGAGAAAACCGAGAGGTTATTTCCCTGGATTTGTCGGTTAATGACCCCTACCAGGCGGGAGGTCAGCGGTTCGGTTTCCATATGGAAACCATATGTTGCGCTCGCATACCTGGCAAGACACTGGGAACTTCGTTACCGAGGTGAGACTTTAGGTTGCGTATGGCAACATAAGTGTCATGTCCACCATTGACAGGAACCCGTCAGAGGGCCTAAACGCCGCCGTCGCAGCCGAGCTGCGGCGCGAGCGCGCCGCCCAGCAGGTCACCATCGACACCCTAGTGGCACGCACCGGCCTCAGCCGAAGCACCGTCCTGAACACCCTCAACGCGAAACGCCTCCTCGGCGTCGAGGCCGTCGCCGCCATCGCCCAGGCCCTAGAGGTCAGCGTCACCACGATCTTCGCCCGCGCCGAGGGCCGCATATCCGCCGCCACCCCAGACGCCGCCTTCGCCTAGCCGCACCCCAGAACACGAGGGAGGCCCCCACCATCATGGTGGGGGCCTCACCTGTACCCGGCGGTCACGCCTGCTTGGTCAGGATGTAGTCGACGAAGCCGGGGCTGAACGACAGCAGGCCCCGCTTGTGCTCGGAGACGATCACCCAGCCGTCAGCCAGGAGCCTGCCCAGTTTCCGGGCGTGGCTCTTGCTGCGGGGGTTGAGGGTGACGCGCTTGGTCTTCGTTCTCATGATGGTTCCTCCTCGGGATGGTAGGGGTGTTATGTGAATGTTACGCCGCTGTGAGTAGCGGCACCAGCGGTAGCCACCGCTCACGGCAGCGCAGGCACGTCGCGTGCACGCCGTCGAACAGGGCAACGCCGTGGGAGCACGCCGGGCACGCCGTGTCCCCGTCCAGGCCCCGGATGACCCGGACCGGCTCAGCCAGCCCCTCGACCTGGTCGCAGCGGGCTAGCAGACGGGTGACAGCCCGCCCCGTGTCCCACAGGGTCTCGAAGTCGGCCGCCTCAACGGCCGCCGCCGTCGCCGCCAGGAACCGGCAGCCCTCAGCCAGGCCAAGACGGGGCAGGCCCGCCTTGAGCGCCCCACGATGCAGGGCCTCCCGCTCCCAGACCGTGCGGCGCGCGTCCTGCTGGAGCGCGATCACCGCGTCCCGTGCCGGGGAAGCGGCCCCGAACCCCGTGTGCACGCTTCCACCGCCGCGGCGCACGGGGGAGGCGTCCAGGGCGTTGACGCGGCGCGCGAGCTCGGGCGCACCCCACCTCAGCCAGTCGACCCATTCGCTCATGCTGCGCTCCTCTCAGAACCCGGATTGCGTGGGAGCCGATTTGCGGGCCTTTCAGAACCCTCCCGATGTCGGCGTAGCGTCGGCCGGTTCTGTCCCGTTCCTGGGGCTGTGGCGGCCTCTCCCGGGGGTGTTTTGAGCCTCCGCAGCACCTCGCGTGCACGATCCGGGCCTGTCAGGCCGTCCAGCACGTCCCGGCCGTGGGTGACGGCCGGTGGGCGACGACCGATCGTGCGCCACGCCAACGCCTCGGCCTCAGCCCGCGAGGCACCACGCCCCACGGCCGCGATCGCCGCCTTGCGCCACG